CAAAACCTGATTCGATGAGGATGAGTCTGTACATTGTTTTCTCCTTTCGTTTCTTTCCTTACCTTGTATCTATATTATAGCGTGGATGAAGAGGAATGTCAATAGATTTTGAAAAATCTTTTGTACTTAAATCCGTACATGGCGGCCGGCCCGGGCGATCCGGCCCACGACCGGACCCGCGCGGAATACGTCTAGAAGGCCGTATTTTGCCCTATAACGAAAGAAAAAGGTCTATGCGACCTTTTCTTCGAACCACCTTATCATTTTTCCGCTTGTCTTAATTCTGACCTTTTCAGAGTGCTTGTCCCACCTTGCGAACTCGTTTGTGAACTCTCTGAACTCGTTCATATTCATATTGTAGATTGTGACCTCTTCATCGATGATTACTACATAATCTACGTTTGTCGAATGTGTTCTTTCGAAGTATCTTGCGAGAAAATCTTCTCTGTTGTCTGCGAGTTTCTCGTCTGTGAGTCCGCAACCGTTTGACTTAATTGATGTTCTTGTTTCTTCAATGTCGGAACCCTTATCAAACTTTGTGTTTGCGTCCTTAACGGCTTTGAAACCTCTAACCGCCTTGCATACGATTTCAGCGAACTCTCCGCCGTTTACGTAGTTTGTGCGCCCGTCTATGAGATAGTGCGCGCCTTTTCTCTCTGCGTTGTATGTGTAAGTGATTGGCATTGTTGCGATTGTCTTTGTCATTGTTCTGTTTCCTTTCTTTATCTCTTTCCTTTGACAATTATATGATACCACTTTGCGCCCGCCCTGTCAATACATTTTTTAAACTTTTTTAAAAAATTTTTTCGCGCGAATGTTTCCGAAAACGTTTTCGCAACTTTTCAACTATGCCGAGATAACTAATTTTCGGAATAGTTGAAGCAACGAAGTTTCAACGGTTTGAGGGCCGAAAATCGCCAACTATTCCTTAAAAACTAATTTTCGGAATAGTTGAATGAAATGTTGCGAAAACGTTTTCGTAAACGGCCCGGGCGCGCCGAACGTATGTTCGTCTTTTATCCAATAAAAAAGGGTTGACATTGTCAACCCCTTTGAAGGACTACTCTGCGAGTGCATAACCCTTCTGCTTGCCCTTCTTCGGAACCTTCACTTCCGAAACCTCAAGACCTTCAATCTGTCTGAGAAGTGCGCTTGCCTTCTGAGTCGAAATACCAACGAGTGAAGCAACCTCAGAAGCAACCTTTGGCTCAGAAGTCAGAACCTCGAGAATCTTTGCCTTTACAGACTCATTCTCTATTGACCTCTTTGAAGGCTTGGACGCTCTCTTTGCGTTCCTCTCGTCAAGTTTCTCGATTGCACTTGATGCGTGAGCGATAACGTCCTCATTGATTGTGCCATTAACGATTGCTGTGTAGAACTCTCTGTTTGTCATAATTTTGTTTTCCTTTCTTTTTTATTAACTCTTTACCTTGTGATTATATTGTAGCAAACTTTTTAGTGTTTGTCAATACCTTTTTAAAAAGTTTTGGAAGTTTTTTGGTAGTGCTTGAACTTTGTCTGCTTGCTACTTTGTAGTGAGGTAACTTCCAAACTCTGCTACCTATGTGGAAAAGGGCTTTGTGGTAGTGCTTGAACTTTGTCTGCTTGCTACTTTGGAGTGAAGATGCCCTTTTTGAACTTCTCTCTCCCTTTGTTGTCTATATTATATCAGAGTTTCGAACCTTTGTCAATACCTTTTTTTAATTTTTTTATTTTTCTTTTTAGGATTGATTTCTGTGTTCTTTCCTCTTGACAATATAAGTATAAGCGAATTTCGGGAAAATGTCAAGAACTTTTTTAAAAGTTAATTTTTTAACAATCCGCGGACCGGGCCAATAAAAAAAACGAACTTGCGTTCGTTTTCTCTTATATCATATTATATCCGAGTGCCTGATGTTCTCTTGCGATTTCGATGACTTTTTTGTCTTCGATTCCATATCTTCTAATCTGATTCGGTCTTGCGATTAACTTTGTAATCATTTTCTTTGTTCTTGCGTTTTTGATTATGATTATGCCGTTTGTTGTGATTGTGTGAAGTTCTGCGCCGTTTGGGTGTCCTTTGTCAACTTCTACTGTTTTGATTTCTTTACCGATTCCAATCTGCTGAATAAGTTTTTCTCTGATGATGCGGTCTCTGTTGTAATGTCTGCTTGTCATTGTTTTGATCTCCTTTCTTTTCTTTCTGTCTATATTATAGACTATGAAAAAGAGTTTGTCAATAGATTTTTTAAATTTTTTAGTAATTTTGGGATAAATTTTCGGACCGGCCGCAATCTGCGAACATATGTTCGTTTAATTTTCCAAAAAAATAAAGGGGATTACTCCCCTTTTTCGGAAATTGCTTTCTTTTTTTCTCGAATCTCTTTGTCTTTTCGGATTTTTTCCGATTTCTTTTTTTCGGATTCTTCTTTCTTGCGTTCTTTTTCGGCAATTTTCATCTCATAATCTTCGGCAAGTTCATAACCGTCATACGGTTCTTTACCTTTGTTTGCTCCCGTTGGTACTTTTACGGTTACAACGATAAAATCTTCGTTGCCTTCGCACCCCACAACGGGAATCGCTATCTCATTTGATTTAACTCTCAAAACTTCTTCATCTTTTTCCAAGAAATTATCAATAATTTTCTGAAGATAATCGTTTCTTAAAATTTCTCTTTCTACTTTTCGGGATATTGCCATTTGAATTTTCTCCTTTCTTTATCTTTCTAAATAAATTATAGCAAAATTTTTTAAAAAAGTCAAATTATTTTTTGTTCTAAATTAGGAACAAAGGCACATAAAACATTATAGGAAGAGAAAGAATGAATAAAAATCCAAAAAACTCGTTTTCAGTATTTTCTGCAAGAACCACACAAGTAAAAGCAAAGATAAACCATACGATAAAAATTATTGTAAACATTGCATTTTCTCCTTTCTTTTATACTAATATTATAATCGAATTTTAAAAGAAAATCAACTATATAAACGAACATTAAGAAACGAACATATGTTCGTCGAGTGCGCCCGGTCGGACTTTGTTGTTAAATTATTAACAAATAACGGCCCGGGCGCAGTGAACGTATGTTCGAATATGTAATAAAAAAAATAAGTCTTTCGACTTATTTGGTAGTTATATTCTTGCGGTATGAAATAGTATGACTAAAACAAGTTTTAAATGCTTTCCAAGACCATACAAGTTTAACTATATTCAGTATTTCCATTTTGTCGTGAGCGACAATCTCATAACACCATTTACCCAATGCCCTTTTGCCACACATATTCATAACTATGAGTTCCGTTAGATTCGAGTCTATCAATTCTATATAACATTTCTTTTTCTCCCCTTTTCTTTATGGCTATATTATACCCCATTTATAACCATTTGTCAAGTCTATTTTTATTTACCTTTTCTCTTTTCTTTCTCTTATCGGTATTAAAACCTGTTCTAAATGGTATATCCTGTATTGGTTTAGTCTGTCTTATTACATCAATACCTTTGATAGTTCCTACTGTTATATTCTTCTTCTTTGCCATCTCTATGCCCTCCCTAAGTGTTCAAGTCTAATCGGCATTACTGCGATATAGAGTCTTGTCAACTCATCTATTGTCTTTCTCATATAGTGGTTGCGTTCTGTTTCCTTAATGCAACCGAGAATTATCATTCTGTTAATCATTTCTTTCTTTGTCATTTTTCTTTCCTCTCTTTCTTTATCTACCTATAGTATAAGGGTTTCATAATTAAAAGTCAAGTATTTATTTTGTTTTTCTTTGTTTTTCTGTCCGTACACTGTGGTCGGTCATATCGAACATATGTTCGTTTTCAACCCTCAAAATGCCCGGGCGCAGTGTACGAACATACGTTCAATGAAGAGGATAAAAAAATAAGCCTTTCGGCTTAGGCGTCCATGACACCAAAGTACATGGAGTCCTGGACTACCTCATCGAGGTAGAGCACTTGATTGTGCTCTTCCCACAGACGCTGATTGTATCTGTGGAGTTCCTCGGCTGTGAGGAGAAGAGTGTCGTTTCCGAGATCGATGATGTACTTCATTGTATTGCTCCTTTCTGTTAGCTCATTAGCTCTTTGGTATGGTTTGATTATACTCTTTATAGCTCGCATTGTCAAGCTCTATCTTGTACTTAGTTCAATACAATCGGCCGGTGGCTCAACTGATAGGCTCTTAGCCTATCAGCCTTGCGAACCACTCTTCGACTTCGGCTCTTTTCTTGTTTGAGAACCCAGGCCCTCTCCCTATTCCTCTTTCGAATCTTCCGAATGTGAAGAGGAACGCTTTGAATACTTCGTGGCTCATTGTGTAAACCACAAGCTCATTTTCTTCAACCCAGCCGAACTCGATTGTGTGGCTTGCGGTCTTTTCAAAGTAGACTTTGATAGCCTCTTCGAGATTCTGAGCCTTGAATTTTGATTGAAGAGTGAACTTCCAAGACTTGCAGCTAATTCCATACTCTTCAATGTCCGAGCCGGTATCGAATGAGCCGTTAGGGTCTTTGTGAGTATCAAGCCCGAATGAGAACTTGCGAGCTACTTCAAAGATGTCGCCGTTATTGCCGTTGTGCATAGCACCATCAAGGCTATCGAAATAGCTATATTTAGCCCCACTACGAGTATTATTATAAGTGTAGTTAAAATCTGAAATATTGTGAATCGACTTGTTAACCATTTTTTTATCCCCCTTCGTTGCACTCATTGTATCATAAAAATGAGTAGAAATATGAAGAAATTGTGAAGAAATTGTGAAGAAATCTTCACAAAGAAAATTAGCATTTTTTATTGACAAATAAGAAAAAATGTGAATGGACTTCGTGATTTTTTTAACAAAGGTTCTAAAAATATTTGAGGCGACCAAAAGAATATTTGTTCTTTTTTATTTCCTAAAAATGTTTAAGTATATCAAAAGAATATTTGTTCGGATTGTTGTTTATTTATTAACAATCTTTGTTGTTAAATTATTAACAAACTTTGTTGTTAAATTATTAACAATCACTTTACTACTTTACCACTTTAACGTGTTAAAGCAAAACGCCCCATAGACCTGCGGATGTATACAATCTATTCAATTGTATACAATCTGAAAATGGCTCCGCTTCATTCTACCATATATAGAATAGACATATCAAGTACAATCTTGTACTTCTCAAAGTACAAGATTCATCTAATTTGTTGTTGACTTCTCTATTCGATGAGAGTAGTATAATAGACAAGAAGACATCAATACAGACCGCAAGGCGGTCATCATAGAGAGGAGATAAGACAAATGACTAAGAACGAAGTAATGGCACTGGTTGCAGAAATGAAAGCAGAAGAGAAAAAGACAGAATACAGGCCACACTTTTATAAGCGTAATGGCGTAATGGTTGAACGTTCCTGCCCTGACATTATCCGCACCGACAGATACAAAGAATTGTTCTACTCTGACAATTCACCAATCAGAAAAGCAAACATTTTCAGATGTGAAGACTGCGGTAGAATGGTTAACTATTTCGACCTTGAGAATTGGTGCTGTGATTTTGATACAGACAACTATATTTGTTCAGAGTGCTACGAAGACGGAATGGGTGAAGACCTCTAAAATCGCTCTCAGATGTAAAAAATAGTGAAGTGGTATAATTCACCACTTCACTATTTTTCTTTCGTCTGAGGGCAAAATAACGCGTCTGAGGGGTATATCTGTATGACAATAGGGTATAATATCCCGGCCCTGTTTTTATCAATGGCACTCTATTTTTTACAACAGTAGTACCTAAAACGGTTTTAGATTTTTCAAAAGCAGTTACTTAATCCCACCGCCATGGTAGGAATTAAATTGTACTACTGTATTAATACAATAGGCGGGCCTGTTTATGGGTTAGAGGCCTTTAACTCTTCGGTCAGACGCCATACCCTGGCAAAAAATATCCATGAAATCGAAATTTCATTCTCCATCAAAAAAGCCTACACATAGTAGGCCTTTCTTTTACCCTTATTTTTAACCTTAACGTCGCAGCTCTTAATCCGTCCTTCCCGAATTAAATTCGTACAAATCGCCGTTAATCTCTGACGCGACAACGTCGACCCCACTCTTTCCGCTAACTCGTCAATCTGAATTGGCTCTTCCGTCAACGCCTCACAAATTAACTCCTCATAACGCTTATTCTCCCGATAATTCGCTCTTAACTTCGAATCTTCATTTGCCTTCGCGCTACGTTCATCCAGCTTCGCCAATTCCTCACGACAACTCTCAATTAACTCCTCACTTATCTCCCCTCTAATAACTGCTTCCAATCTCTCTCTACGCGTCATTTCTATCCTCCTTTTCCTCTAACTCAACAAACTTATTTAAGTACCATATGGCTTTCTTTATATCTTCAGTTCCATTTTTGAATCTATGTCTATAAATATACTTAAATGCATTACAAATACAGAAATCCTTAACGGCCTCCGCGCCCTGTGTGGCAATCATTACGTCAATTGATTCGTAGTTGCCTACGTTGTAGTGCGCCGGGTGGTTTACGTTGTCCATCTAACTTTTACCTCCTAAGTTCAACTTTACTTTATAATTAATTATAACTGATTTTTGGAAAGTTGTCAAATTTCACGAAAATTGTAGACGATAGCTCACGAAATTTGACTTCTTCTCCCGCGCGTGTTATACTTGAAATGTAGGAGGAAACGTAAATGCAGAATAGATTGAAACTTAACTGGGGACTTGAAACTGCGCAAGAGCGAGCTCAATTCATCCAGACTTACTTAGTACAGTTTCCAACACTTACTGCGGCCGAGGCCTCCACAATTGCAGATTATTTACTTTGGGGCAAAGACAAGAATGGTACGCCCATTGGCAAGGATACGGGGTTAGAAACGAAATGGACGAAGACCAACGAAGCAGAATCGCTTGATGCGGTTTTGGAGAATCCTGCCATGAGTAATGCGCAACTATATACGTTGAATGATGCGGTTGTTTTGAAGAAAAATAGAGACGTTTTTAACAGAGAAGAAGCTAGAAAGGAGGCCCCTGAGTTTCTGCGGCCGACCTTTGAGGAATTATGGAAAACGATTGACGAGATTGAACTGGAGATTAACTTTTATGAAGAGAGGATTGGACGAAGAGAAAAACCGCCAAGGGAAGAACTAGTAAATAGGTTTACTGATGAAGAAGTTGAATGTATACGCGCGCGAAGCCGTAAACTTAATCAATATGGGTATTTGAAGTTGAGACATCGAATACGTGAATTGCGTACAGAACAATTTACAATTAGGGATTCCTATCGCTCAACCTTTAACATAACCCAATCCATCTATGCGCCGAAGCATAAGAGTTTTGTTTTTGACTGCGATGTGGAAGTTTTGCCATTAGGCGTAAAAGAAGGAGCAGTTGGAGAACTGATTTTTGATAAAAATTTTGACCCGCGCGCACTCAACGAAGAACAACTAAGTTGGATTAGTCGGTTGGTGTGGAAAAAACACAACTGTCAGAGGTCAGATAAAGAAATTTTCGATTTTAGAAGCCTCGAAGCGGTTTATCAACTTTACCTCTTTAAAGAAGAGTTCGACGAGCGACTTGAACAAGTTGAAATCGACCACATTGTTGAAAATAATTTGAAAAACTTGCTTGAAACCCTTAGATTCTATGAGGAAATTGCCGACTTAACGGAAGTACAGCGCGAGATTTTAAGACTAAAAGAGAAAAGACAAAAGAACGCA